GTATACATTACCACTGGAATCTACTGCTACTGAGTTCACCCCACTGTCTGCAGTAAACTTCCAAGGGGTGCTTGGAATATTCAATCTCCAGATTACTTTACCATTTTTAGCTTCTCCAAGAAGCTTCTTACCATTAAGTGCCAATCCAATAACTTTTTTGCCCTTAATTGCTAACCCCAAATTTAATCATCTCCTTAATTAATCTTGCGTCCAGTAATAAATGTCATCAGAATTACCTTTAGCTGAGTCATTAATAGCACTATCTTCATCATTTTTTGAAGCTTCAATATACTTAGAAGAATTACTTGTTGCCGTATTAACAGCATTTGTAACATCCGTTGTGGTTGCCACGTCAATTCCCGACTTTTGAAGTTTTCCTGTGAAATTGGCATCCTTAGTTGTTCGTGCTAGGTCACTTGGCAAACTGCTTGCGAGTAATAACGGATTATTGTCGACCGTTGGAACGGTATCAAAGTTGTTAGCTCCAGATAGGTGGGCTACTTTGGAATCATCAGCAAACTGAACCCAACTAGCAAACTTATGGGTATTACTATTAATATCATAATTCCAAGAACGCATTCCTAAAATAACATTATTCGTTCCGTATGCAAGTTGAACCCCATTTGCATCAAGCAAAGGAATTACTTGATAAATTGTCCACGCATCCGCATTAGGCATCCCATTAGTTCCACTAACTAACTTATAAAATCCAGCAGTTAAAACAGTATTCATATCAGTTGAATTTAATTGAATAATTGTTGAATGTAAAACTTTACTATCGTCAGCCGGCGTGTAACCAATTTTATCTTGTTTGGCGTTTAAAGCATTGTTCATATCAGCCACTTTTACATAATCAGCTAAATCAGGCGTAATACTCCCCATATTTTGCCATGAATCATCTATCCAAATATATAAGTTAGTTCCTACTAAGTAACCATCACCCTGGTTGTTACCCGTTGTGGGTAAATTTTCCTCTTTATCAGCTTTCCCCCTAACAACCAAACCATTTCCTTGTTTTCCTTGTGGCCCCACTGGTCCCATTGGCCCTTGACTACCGGTGTCACCTCGGCTGGAAACAAAATTAGTTTCTTTAGTTGTTCCGTCATCGTAGGTAAAAATAATTTTAGTCCACAGATAAGGAAGCTGATCGGTTGTCGCCAAAATAGTATCTGACCAGCCCCCTGTGGGAACTGTAACTGGTGAATCACTTAACTGATACTGATTGTTGGCAGACTTAATACCATTGCCAGGGTTACCTTGGTCACCCTTATGCACATTTTGAACTGCATTCTCCATTTGGCTACTTAGATCATCAAATTGTTGCTGAAAATCATTCAAAGTGATTGTCGGAATTACTTCACCAGTATCACTCATTAGGTTCTCTTCAATTGAAAAGCCTAATGTACCATCACTTGGAAAGATAGCCTGTGTACCATCATTCATAGTAACCCAAACTTCAATATCATAATCATCCGGAACCAATGTGTTCATAATATCCTGATTAATTGGAAAGCTTAGTGTTCCACCAAGCGGACTAGTTACAGTGGTTAAATCAATAGTTTGTTGCATGATGTAGCCATCATCATTAGCTATTTTTACCAGAACTGACTTAGCATTAGTTAAATCAAAGGCCACCCCGTCGGCCGTCAGTGCCAGATTAAAAGCAGTGGTTGTATCTAAATATTTAACCACATCATTATCATCCGTGAATGCGAGTTCCTTACTCATTAGTTTTCACCTTCTTTCTAAGCTGATTATTTTCAATTTTTAATAACGCAATTTGTTGATTTTTTGCTGCCATATCTTGACTGTACTCATTAACTAATTGGTTAATTAAATCCTGCGCATTAATGTTACTCATCAAATCACCTTACATCTTCAATTTATTTTTAATCTTATTAATTTCACTAAGTAAATTAGTTCCATGTGAAATGACGTCACCGGCATGAAGATCAATCGTCGTACCAGCTTCATTGTGGAAATAAATATCAGTTCCTGAAACTGATGAAATGTAACCTCCAGGACCACATTTAATTCCTTCTGCCAAATAGGTCCATGCATTTTCACTACCAATATGAGTATTGTTGCCGCCATATGCTTGAAAAGTTTGTCCTTCAATGATTGAGGACCCAACGTTAATTGAATCAACATCCAAGCCACCACGAATTTGAGTGTACCCATTACTATTTCCAGATACAAATTGAAGATAGCTACCATTACTAATGGCACAAAAACCGTTTGTGTCTAATGTGATCCTTCCATTATTACCATCTTCCTCAATTGATGCCCCTGTAATCGTTGAAGTTGCATCAATCTTGGCGGCTTTAATGATTGATGAATCAACTTCCACAGAGTTCAAATATCCGGCTTCAATGGTTCCTAAATCAGCAGATAACGCTGAAAGCTGACCAACTGACAAGGCTGTTTGGGACATCTTAGTCTTAACCCAATCAGATCCATCATAGGTGTACATTTCACTAGTTATATGGTTACTGTCTTGGACGTACCAAATATCACCTTCATCATGATTTTTCCCATCATCAAATGGTTCTTGAGATGAAACAGTAATTTTTCCATCCAAAGAAGTTTTAATTTTACCCGCTTCATCAGCTGCAGAATTAGCGGCACTTTTGGCATCGTCAGAAGCTTGCTGGGCAAGCTTAGCATTTTCATCAATATTTAAAGTTCCCGTTGCAATAATCAATCGTTATCACCATCCTCAACTTCGGTTCCTTCGCCAGTTGACTCATCACCATCTTCATCACTATCTGAACTTGCATCCGAATCATCCGCATTATCATTTCCAGCAATTACTGGTTGTTCAGCTTCATCATTTTCACCTTCATCTTGTTCAGGATATTCAACAACTAAGTCTTTAGAATCATCACGGATTTTAAGTGGAGCCGTATATAATGCACTATTCGCAATAGACACAGTGTGTGCATCATCCCTATATTCAGAAACGTTAAAGCCAACAATTAACCTAGAATTATTAACATCTTCATATATGCCCTCCGGCTCCAAATGCCCGCCATTTTCCAACGGCACTGTTAACTTAATATCCTGCATTGGTTCCACCACATGATCAAATACCATTGACTGCGTAATTAAATTAATACACATAACATGCTTGTCATCAGCGTTGTTAGCATCACCCGCCGTAAAAAAAGCAAATGGATAACTAATCCCATTTGCCTGAAGAGTGTTATAAGTGCCATTATTAATGATTCCAGCTGGTAATGGTTTCCACTTAAAATCTTGCAATTTAAATTCAATGATTGGTTTGAAGTTTCCTGCCTGTAAATCGCTTATCTGACAAACATACACTTTCCCACTCGTCGTGCTTCCCAACCATAGATTATTTTTCAAATCAACTGCAACTCGAAAATATTGTTTTACTTGGCACCACTTAGTTATATTACTAGCACTTGTATTGGCTTGGTATGCCATTGTTACCAAATAATATTTCCCATCAATTGGATCTTTTATTTCTGTATAAATCGTATTGGAACTTTCATCATAGCCGAACGATCCACAATGGCCACCACCAGTTACAAACATCATGCTCTGTAATGTTCCATCAGCGTTCCATTTAATAAATTCACAATCTGAATGGTTTTTGTCTTTAGAATAGTGATAACTAGACAACACCGAACCATCACTCAATAAATATGAAAATTGTAAGGCCCCAATATGCTGATCGCCATTAAAATCTTTGTTGGCGGCATCTTTAGTTTCCCAAAGCTTATTCCAGGAACCATCAGCTGAATTGCTGGTATCAATCCACATCTCTGCCTCATCTTTCACATAAGTATCATCAATGGTGACTAATAGTGTCCCGACAAATGGTGGTTCAATAGTAACCTGATAACCATCTTTTGCATGGTCAGCTTCCCAGCCAATATCACGGGTGCCATCCATATTAATTTTTTGCCAATTAAACGCTTGTGGTGCCAGATAAGAGGTTACATTCTCACCTTCAATAAATAGTCTTGCAATCACCCGTTTGGAAGTATCCGTGTTATACCAAGTTGAACCTAACGGCGTAATCAAACCTGACTGTGGCTGCATTGGCATTCTCTCGGGCTTCTTCAAATAGTTTCTTAACGTGATCATTCCAACGCTGTTCCATATTGCGAATAAACGCCGGCGTAATTACTTTAACTGTACTGAACTCACCTAATACAACTTTATTTTGACTTGGGTCACTTTCTGAGGTAGTTTGCTGAATGACTCTTGCCTCCGTGGTTAAAATCGGGTTCATAGATAAATCAATCACCTTAATAGTATCGCCCAAGTTAGCTTGAAAATCTTGAGTTACCTCCACGGCATAGTTAATTCGTGGATGATTGTACAATCTTAATTCACGTAATCCCCAATCAAGTAATGCTTTAGGTTCAGTAATGGTATCACTCGTGATGGTCCCTTCTAGCCAGGTATTGCTATCATTGTTATAAAGAGAATTTGCCGATAGATCGGTAATATAGTTCTTACCATTATTAACCTCTGCAATTGAAGCATTATTTGCGCCCACAATGTAAAGCTTGGTTACTAAATTAGTATCAACTGTTTCTCGTTGGACAGATAACATGTTTTGCCCATAGGTAATTGACTTACCTTCATCTTCTCCCAATTGATCAGCTAATTCTAAAATCAGGTCAGTCACAATACCATTCGTGTCAATATGGCAATAAGCATCAGCTTCCGCATCGTAAGTTGATAGAACCGTCTGTAAGGCAGCTTGACTAGAAGACGTTCCATCAAAATTAATATCGGCAAATAATCCCGAAGAACAATTATTTTGTAAGTCCCAACCGGTATCTGCCATGATCCATTGCATAGCTTGATCTAATTTACAATCTTTAATTTCTTTTTGGGGTGGAATGGTCTTATTTAATTTATAGATTGCCAGGTTAATAGCATCCACCGTTACTAAATGAGCTCCGCTAGTGGCATCAATAGTTTCATCAACCTGATAGATTCGGTAAATACGCCAATGATTATGCACATCATCATACACTGCAACACTATTACCAACCGTTAAGTATTGAGCTGCAGGGGCACTTTGCAGCATGGTTAGCCCCGTTAATGTATCGTTCCAACTTTTGGAGTTAGCATTTGGATCCGTACTATTAAAAGTGCTAACGCCAGTAATGCCATCATCCGAGTTACTGTTATCATCGGCAATTTGACGTTCAACTACTTCGCCCCAAAACGGGTTGGCGTCTGAATTAGTCGATAACGTAGCAACTCGCTTTAAATTTTTATCCAGGATAATATACAAATCTCTAGCCTCCTTAATGTATGTATTAAAAAAGTAGTCGCTTTCGTGACTACTTAATTGCTGGTCGATATTCAATTGTTACATCGGCATTTTTGGGATCCGGGAAAAAGTGTAAAGCTTGTGGAACCCCACCAGTTAATTTAGGAAAGGTCGATAACCATGAAACGTATTTATCGGCCGGCTTTCCATCAATAGTAACTTTATTGTTGGCCGTATCAATAATAATTTCTTGACCAACCTTGGCAATAATATGTGGCGTATCATCTGGATCAGTAGAGCCATCACTGCGCCATTCCTCATAATTGGTTAAAGCCTCATAATCTGATTTATATGCCACCACTGGATTAACTAAGTCCTCTTTAATATCATGCTTACCAAAGAAAACGCCTAAGTTGGCTAAAGCAAAGCCAAACTTACCGGACTTATCCAACTTTTCCTTATGCATATGAGTTTTACTTGTATTGTTAACACTATATGGCTCACCGGTTTTAGGATCCCACTGGTTAATTTCTGCTACCCAGTTGTCGTAAACATTCCCCGAACTATCCGATTTTTTCTGTCGTTCAAGAAATAAATTCACCATAAAAATTCGAGTAGGCATCCTTATTCATGTACGAAGTTTCAGTTACATATTCTTTTTCCTTTTTCTTTTTCGTTGTAGCTTTGGGAGCTGATACTTTTTTACCCCCTTTACTACTACTTTTCTTACCACCTTTTTTAGTTTTTACGACTCGTTTCTTTTTAGTTTTGGTCTTCTTACGGACTCTTCGCTTTTTTCGAGCAAAGAATTGTAGATTCATTTATATCACTTCTTCTTTTTGGCTGTCTTCTTCTTAACGGTGACCGTTTTGGTATAGGCAACTTTAACATGTTTGGTTTTGCCGCTGCTATGCTTCTGTTGTCCATTACCTTCATCGAACAGCAATGTTAAATAACTACCAGAGTTACTACTATCAAAATTATTTCCTAATTGAATAAACGCCCGCGGATAACGTCCCATTGAGTAATCTTCAATGCCCATCCTGCCACAAACATTACCGTTATTGTCCAACAAATAAGCTTCGATTTTTCCCATCGCCCGCTCATTTTTCATTCGTTTAACATGATGTAAGCGTACCGAAACTTTCCAATAGGGAGTAATTTTCGGTAGACCATTATGCATAACCGCTGGTCCGTAAAAATTCTTGTGTTTCCCACGAGATCCCCATTCGTAATGATCATCTTTATCTTTAGCCACCATAATTGAAGTACCAGTGGCTGCCGATTTTCCATCTAACTCACCCTTATAAATTGGAAAAGCTTGTGTATCCTCACCACATTGAATCCACGTAGCTAATGAGTTGCAGGGATCGTCAACCTGTTGAGTTTGGGATTGTCCCATGACTGTAATGTTACCATCACTATCCGTAGCCGTATCACCATCATCAACGTTATATCCAACCGCTACATAATCATCATTTGTTTCATAACCCACATAATAAAGATCGGTTTTCGGAATAATATGAATAATTGGATCAACTTCCGTATTTCCTTCAGGAATAATTTGTTGATCATTATCTGTAATTTTTATTTCTTTTTGTGGTAGAAATCCACGTGGATCCGCCAACATGAAGACTAACGTAGTTTGAAAGTCCTGGACACCTTCATTAATAAACGTCGGTGTTGGAATGCTCGTAAAGTGTCCATAATAAGTTACATCTGGATCGTCATTAAACCTCAGCGGATATTCAGTATCAGCATCACTACTGGTATTAACTAAAACATTAGTCAACGTTTTAATGCGTTCGTTATATTCATCACGAGTGGTACAGAAACAAGTAATTGGAATGTCAAATTCCTTTTCACCATAGTCTGTTCCCAAGTACACACCACCATAACGTTTAGGGACGTCTTGAAATGACTCAGTAATATTGGGGGCTAACGGTTTCGATACATGATTTAGAAATATGCCTAAATCGTCTTCTGAATTAAAACCACCGTTCCCATCTTCATCAAAGGCAAAATCAAATGTGTTTACATCATAATTATCGTTATTAGCCAAAGGTTACGCCTCTTCCCCAATTATTCTTAGCAGTTGTCCGTTTATTATGTTTATTGACTGCCTGAACAACTTGCTTGTCAGTCACTACTGCCGGAATCGGATTGTTTTGGCCATCGACCAATTGACTCATAAGTTTAATCATTGTATCAAACTTTGCTTCAAGTCTTTTGACAGCCTGACCATCCGAATTGCTTGATTGGTTGGTGTGCTGATCTGTTTGCTTAAAATGAGCCATAGTATCAGCTAGCAATTCATAGGCTCGTCCTCGTTTATTAATATCCCACGGAATGATGGTTTCCGGTTTGTTACGTTCGGCCACTTTAATTAACTGTTCTTGATCAACTAAGCCACCATTCGCATATCCTAAATAATTAGCAACTTTCTTCGCACCGTTAACGTGTTGCCCCGTATAGCCACCACGTTCCCAATCTTCAGAAAATTGACTGGCTAACGAAGCAATCGAACCATGGCCCTCAAGGATTCGTTTAAATACAGAAGAATCAGAACTGTCATCGCTTAACGCAAACTTTAATTGGGTAGCTGCATTGCGCCAGTTTTCACCATGACGTCGAGCATATGACTTCAAGTGATTCAATCTACCACCCAACCACTGTCCAAGACCGGAGGCTCCGCCAGATGAATCTCTTGCATTAGGATTTAATCCCGACTCAAATTCCCAATTGCCAAGGATTGCAGCAATTCCTACCTTGGTTGCGCGTGGATCTAGTTTTTTCAACGCTTTTGCTAAGGTTTTGGCTCTAGCCGCCACATCGCCACTTAATCCAAAACTGCTTAAACTACCGAACAATTTTTGCCATAATGGTTTTAAGTTTTTTGATACCCAGCTCCAAACCCCGGAATGCTTTAATTGTGACTTTACTAGTGCTTGCAATCCGGAGCTTTGTTTATGAGATTTAGTTGACTTTTTAACTTTGTCAATTAATCCAGGTACTCTTCGGATCCCAACAAAATCACCGAATCCCTTGATGGTAGAATATTTAATCCCGTCCTTTGGATTTTCGGCACTGAACATATGCCCAGAGCCACTATTATCAACCACAATACCAACGTGTTGACTTCCTCCACGACCGAAGAACGCTAAATCACCAGTCTTCGCATTCTTCCAAGATACAGGCTTAGAAAAGTTGTATTCAGGGACAGTAGTCGAGCCACCAGGAACTGTAATTCCCATGTGTTTCAAAGTCTCATAAACTAAGCCAGAACAATCATAATAATTCGGTCCTAAGCGGACATTAGAGCCTTCAGAATATCGGTGATGGGCACGATTTGCCAATTTATTAGCTTCATTCAAAAATGCTGAATCAGTCTGACCGCCGCCTTCGGAAACCATGCCATGTAGCATATTCCAGGCAGTATCCCACCAAACCGAACCCTGTTGCTTGTCGCGTTTGCCAAACATATTGGCAAAGTTCTCTCCAACTGTTCCCTTTATATCGCCAAAATTAGGTTGAAAAACTTGTTTGAAAGTTGCATCAGAATGATTAGCAATGTGTGATAGTGCCGACAACTTCTGTTTTAAAGAACCCCAAATGCCTTTAAAGAGTTTCCCGATACCACCAAATAAACCAGTACCTGACGCAAAGTGCTGCATGCCATTTAAAGCCATTAACATCTTAGACTCTGTAGCATTTAAAACGCCGGAACCAGCTTCTAGGAACCGGTGAGTATCTTTACCTTCAACTGGTTCTAATTGCCCATCTGCGTGGACAATGATTTCTTTATTATGTGTTTCTGGTGAATCGTGACCATCATTAAGCTTAGCCAAAACTGGTTTGGTTAATAAGCCATTTTTCAACAATCCGGTACCTGTTGCCCAAGCTACCGCTGGGATCTGATCCAAAGTTTGTGAACCACCGTATTGTTTAAAGACTTTGTTCTGGGCTGAAATGGCATTCTTATTCATCCCATTTACCAGTTTGCCAATCCAATTACCAACTGACTTCCAAATTCCATGCCAGGAAAGACTGTAATTATCTTTAGTTTTGGAATTGTTTTTCTTAATATTCTCATACTGAGAAACAGCCTGAGCCGTTACTTTACGATTTTGATTATGTGCGTAATCGTACACCTTATCAGATTGCTGTTTGGCTTTAGTGATTGAATCATTTTTTTGCTTATAAGCGTGATTAATAACACCAATTCTTTGTTTACGAGCTTCTTCAATAATCTTTTGACGTTGGGCTTTGGCAGCTGAACTATTTCCCTTATACTCTTCATCCGCTGCTTTAACTGTATTTTTATATTTCTTCCAAGCTGAATTATAGACACTATGATATTCATCGTTGGCTTTTTTGCTGACAGACTTTTGTTCTTCATCAGCATTTGCCACCAATTTAATCATTTTTTCTTTGGAATATTTTTTACTCTTTTCAGTGAGCGTTTTATAATCTTTAGCAATCTTATTAGTAGACAGTTTAATCTGGCCAGCTAAGGTAGTATGCAGTTCGGCTTCCTTAGCAGTTACTTTCGTAGCAAATTTAAGATGTTGTTTTTCAAGAGATTCTTTCTTTTCTTCCTGTAGCTTTTCAACTTGAACGGATCCTTTACCGTATTTATTCTCAGCTTTTAGAACCTTTTCATTCCACGATTCTGTTAACCTTTGACGTGATTGAGCATAATATTTGGCAATTGCTTGCTGATCTTTCTGACTCATCAGAGTTAATCGGTTGGCTTTAGATCCTTCACCCTTAATAATTTGTAGGCGTTTTTCGTACTCTTTTTTAGTAATGTCCCCGTTTTTATAAAGTAATTGTAAGTTCTTCTTGTCCTGAGCTTCACGGTTTTTATAATAGCTTGTCGCTTCATCAGAAAGTTTCTTGAAAGAAGACTTAGTAGATAATTTAGGTGTATGGATTTTTTGTGCTGAAAGTCCTTTTTGAATAGCTTTACCAAACTTACGACCAACACCTTCACCAACCAAGCCACCCAAACCAGCGCCAACAGCCGTGCCAATTCCAGGTAAAATAGCTGTTCCAATTGCCGCACCTGCTGCTGTACCACCTAATGAACCGGTAGCAGCGCCAATGTGTGAACCGGCAGTCTTCTTTTTCATGCCAATTAAATCAGTTGCCGAATTTAAGACATCTAAGACACCGACAGAACCAGCCGCAACCTTGCCAAATTTACTAACGCCTTTAAACTTATCAGCTAATTTAGCTAATCGGCCAACTTTTCCGGAGTCTTCGGCAACTTTACTTGTATCATCTATATCGTGGATGGCCGTTTTACCATCTTTTTCGGCACCTTCGGCAACCTTACCTTCGCCACCAGCGTTATCAGCAATATCATCAACTGTGCTAGTTTCATTCCCAGCATCCACATTGGCTTCTTTAGCCTTAGTGTTACGTTCAATGGCTAGAGTTTGATCATCATATGCTGATGTCAATCGGTTCACCTTTAGCTTTTGACCACTAAAAACAGAAGTAAGGTCGCTAAATATTTTAAAGTATTTATAAACTTTGCCAACTGCCCAAATTGCAGTTAATGCTTCACCAAAGCGCTTGACACCTTCATAATGTTTAACAGCAAAAATGCCAATATTGGCGATTCCTCCTGCCACATGTGCAGTTAAAGTAGCCGTTTTACCAATATCTTTCTGAAAGCCTTTTTCACCAAAGAGCTTGGTCATTTGATTAGCTGCTTTTGTCATATATGGCAACAACTTAGACCCAAACATAATTGATAATTGATCCCAAGCTTGCTTAAATCGTTTCTGAGACATTTGGGCAGTTTGAGCATTTTTGTTAGCTAATCTTTGAACGTAAGTCCCAGCCTTGCTTGCTTTAGAAACATTGTTGGTTAAATCAACCAATTGGCCATTATATTTAGCTAAGATTTGAGCTGCTTGCATGCCGGTTGGACCAAAAACATTTTTAAAGATGCGTGCTGTATCAGCTCCACCCAGTTTTTTAGTATGTTCCTCAATAATTTTAAAAATTGCAGGCAACGTTTTGAAATTACCATTGGCAGTTTGGAATATTTTAGTTGATTTAATTCCAATTTCATTTAAAGCGCCCATAGCTGAATTTGTTGGAGCTGCTAAACTAGTAATAATTTTTCGCAGACCTGTCCCAGCTTTATCAGCTTCCAGACCGTGGTTACTTAATTCACCTAAAGCAGCAGAAGTTTGCTCGATACTAAACCCCGCATTATTAGCTGAATCGCCTACATATTCCATGCCTTTGCCTAAACTTTGGAAGTCAGTAGCAGTCATGTCAGCAGAATAAGCTAATGCATTAACTACACGTTTAGTGTTGTGCATCATTTTTGCCGTATTATTGGTTTTCATGCCAAATGCTTCAATCGCTTGGCTTGATACTTTAACCACATCTTTAAAGTCGTCACCTGAAGCCACACTGGCCTGTAGCTCAGTTTTCATAACCGCTAACGACTCAGCTCCTGTATGACCACGCTTGATTAAATCCTGGTATTGATCAGCAATTTCTTTTTGACTAACTCCATATTTAAGAGCGTACTTAGCCCCGTCTTTTTGCATTTCTGTCACGGTTTTAATAGCAGTTTTAGCCTTGTCGCCACCCGTAACCAGTAAGTTTTGGTTTACTTTATAAACATTTTGAAGTTCAGTTGCTTTTTTAGCGCCAGAAAAAGCTGCTGCTCCCAATGTCCCCATCGCTACGCTGGCACCTAGTAAACTACCTTTAATTGATCCAAATGAATTTTTAAATTTATTCTTAGCAATGTTAGCTTTATCGCCCAATCGCACCATTGCATCACTCATGTGACCGACTTGTAAATCGTACTTGACCACATCAGAACGCACATTGGCCAGTGAAGTGGCTGTTTTGTTGACTCGTACTTGTTGGGTGTTAAAAGCTTCGTTAGCAATGTCCAAGCTACCTTTTAATTGATTAAGTTTTTCCTTTTCTTGAACATATTCATCCGCATTCTTGTGGGTATCATTGGCGAGGCGGTTAACAACATTTTGTTGTTTTTCATAGGCCAACTGGGCTTGTTTATAAGCCTGTGAGTTTTTACTGAGTTCACTATTTTGTAATCTGTACTGATCAGATAAGCTATTCAATCCTTCCTTAAGGCCTTTAAGCTTTACTTGACCAGCCTGGTTAATCTTTCCTTGAGCCTTTAGCGCATCCACATAAGAATTAGTTACCTGATTAAGGTTATGATAGTTGCGCTGTAATCCAGATAGTCCTGAATTAAGGTATTCAAATTGCTTTTCCGCCTTAGACTGTTGATCATTTAATCCAGCAATCTTCTCTTGTGCTTTAGCAATCTGATTAGCATATTTGGCATATTTTTCTGATCCTTGGTTGGTCGTTTGATCGAGGCCTGACTGTCGACGCTTCAACTCATCAATTTTTAAGTTATAACCTTTGATTTCTTCTGATATTCCTTGATACCTAGTTTTTAAAGCATCTAGTTTATCTCCAGAAGATTTTAAGGCCACCTCCTGAGAACGCCATGCATTGGTATTAGCTTTAATGTAATTGGTTAAAGTCTTTAATGACCGTGCTGGTTGTACTGCATCCAAGCGAATTGAAGTACTCATTACATCATTAATAGTAGCCATTAGTCAGTCCCCTTTCGTTTATTTAATAACTCGACAACCGGATCTGTTACTTGTTTCTTCCTATCTTTAGCATTTAAGACTGCCATAAATTCAAAGTAATCTTGTCGGTTTAACTCATCTGGTAAGATTCCCTGCTTCATCATTTGTTGTTTAAAAAAAAGCATATCTTGTTGGGATATGCTTAGGTCATTAATTAATTTGGCTAATCTTAATTGCTTTCTTTTGGGTCTGCTGATTCCTCAGTTTGTTGTTTAGTAACAGTCTCCCAATCTTCATCGCTCATACCTTGAAACCGGAATAATACATAGGCCATGAAATTTTGAAAATCCGTGAAGTCCAAAGTTGATTTAATCTTTTCAACTTCTTTGTCGGATAGCTTAAAAATATCAATCATAAATTGCAATAATCCTTGAACCATTTTCTTTTGCGTTTCCAAAACTGCTAGTGGGTCATCATTAGTAAAATCAACTGCATCTGATTTCAACAATTGAATTTGTAAATTTTGGGCTTTCTCAATAACACCCACAGTGGTTTTAACTTCAGCTGACTTTTTACGTAAACCTAATTTTGTAATATTAATTTTCATGATCAAAGCTCCTTTATTTTATTTGATTATGTATGCGGGGAATATCCCCCGCCTTGATCTATTTTCCTGGTGTTGTACCGCCAGTCGTTGAGCCAGTTGTGCTACCCGTAGTCGATCCAGTGGTTGAGCCAGAGGTACTACCACCGGTAGTAGCTGAATAACCACCAAAGACTTCAGCCAGCATTTTGGCTTTATCAAAGCCAGCATCTTGAGACATCCAAATCTTGTACGGTTCTCCGTTGAAGATGGTATTGTCAGCCGGTGTTAATGCTTGGTAAGTTAACGCCGTATTGGCATCAGTTTCAGCATTATTATCCGTTGCATGAGAACTACCAGTTTCAATTAGTTGACCATTAGCAAAGCCTTCGTACATATCAATATTCGTGTATGAACGAAAATGTAACAACATTGCTACATGGGGCTTTGGCAATTGACGTGTCCAACCACCATTAGCCGCATCCTGAATATATCCTTTGAGTTTTTGCAACTCGTCAAAATCAATATCCAAGAATTCCAATGCGACCTGTGGTTGTGCCTGACCATTTGAAACTCGTTTTGCTTCATCATTAGCATAGGCGACAGTACCCTCGGCTTCCAAGCCAGAAACTGTGGCCGTCGTAGCGCCTTTAGCATCGCCATCAACTAAATAGATACCATTAGTTCCTACTCCTGCATCACCAGTGAGCAATTTGCCAGTCGCATCAACCAACCCAAAGGTGACATCTTTAATACCATGTGTTGACATTTAAAGTCCTTCTTTCTTTACTATAATTGTTTTAGTAACTGAAAAAGTTGCCGTAACTTGATCGGTGTCTGGATCCACAGTATTAGGTTCATGTGAGCTAACCAGCCAATCCTGATTTTCCAAATCATTCATTAGGGCAACTTCATTGTTAAAAATATTTTCTTGTGTTTCTTTTTTCCAAAATATTTGAATCTGAATGTTAGCCTGTAAATTACTAAATTGATCGTTGCGAAATCCGCCTAAAGGTTCAGTAATGGAAGTAATCAAGACAATGGTCTGATTTCCAGAAGTATCAGCACCAGGAGGAATGTTCATGGAATAAAGTTCATCAATCCATCCATACTGTAAAGACTGAACTAAATGATAAACAGTCATAACTGGTAACTCCATCAGTGCCCCAAATCCTTCCATTTAATATATTCAGCTTTTAATATATCAGAACGAGTTTCCTCACGGGTCTTTTCCACAAAGTGGTCACCGACAATGTAAACAGTGCCATCATTTAGCCAGCGAGCAATCACTGCTTTTTTCTTGACCCAGCCAACTGTCGCTGTCCCATCCACATCACCATCAACATTTTTCGAACTAACTAATACACTATCAGCCAAGTGAGGATCATTTCCGGTAGCAATTCGATTACTATAATGTAGCCGTTTAGTTTCATCAGCTAATTTCTTTTGTAAAACATCGGCACCGGCTTTAGTGATTATAGTTCTTTCCGCCCGGTTGGGTACCAATCGCTTTATTTTCGCTAAATAATCGTCTAATTGTTCGGCCATACTAACCATGTTTTTTACCAACCCTCTCATTAATCTGTAGAGTCAAAATGTCATAAGCCACAATTTTATTGCTATCATCTAAACTCAAATTAACGATTTGATACAGTTGGTCCTGATATTTAACTAACAGATCTTTTTCAATTAACGGATTGTGTCGAATAACGATTTGAATTGTGTCTTCAAAATCCGTTCCCAAAAGCGAAACGCTCTGTGTGTTAGTTCGCGTATAAGGCATGCACCATAACGCGAACTGTGGCTTAAATTGCGTTTCTGAAGCACCAGTATTGGGATTAATTGTTGGTAAAGCCGTTCCAAACTGGGCTTGACGATTAAACTGCTCTGGGCTGAATTTATTAAGTGCCATCCGGATCACTTCCTGAAATCATTCCTTGGAGTTGATCTAGCATCATCAATAAACCGGCTGACATCCCCTTAGATAATTCTCGATCATAATATAATTGAGTTGCCAGTGTTTTTATTGCTAAGTCGTAAATTGGTGAGGCTTGATATTGGGTTTCAATTGAACTAACTGAATGATTGACAATCTCAGTTGCTTCATTAATCAAATTGGTAACAGTCGTTAATTCAGTCGGATTCTGGTCAATATGCAACTCATCCATTAATTCTGTCGGATTAACCGTCACATAACACCCCTCCTAACAGCCGCCCATCACTGTATTGTTTATTTCATTGGCGACCTCTTTTAATTACTTGCCAGTTGAACTAGTAGTCCCACTAGTCTTTGCAGCAGGAGTTAAATCTGCTAATCCAGTAAATGGCGCATAAATGACCGATTCAGTATCCCACAACTCAACATCAAAGCGATCAATGGCACGAATCTTAGTCAAGTCACTTTCAAAAGAACCAGCACCAATATTAGTAGCCAACAAAGACATCTGTTGGAGATCGAAAAGTCTAACTGCTTCTTTCAAAGCACCGATGTACAGTGGGAAACTGTTACCATCGTTTGGCAAAAAGGCATCAGCAATAACTGTAATTGTCTTACCAGCCAGCATCTTTTGTGATGGGTTAAGCGGGTTAGGCTGAATGACGTATTGTCCGTTATTATCCTTGACCTTATCTAAGACAGCAAAGCCTGATTGGTTAGTAATAAAGGCAGATTCATTCCAAATTAATGGGTCCAGTTCCTTGTTGTAAATATCCTTGATTGCATCAAAACTATCAACTGTGGTCTTTTGTGTGGTTGGCAATTTAGCCAATGCTTGCAAAATTTCACTGTTCCGGGTAATAACATCCTTCTTAGCAATCCAATTTTCCAAATATGCCAAGAGGTTTTCATCACTGTCATTCATCAAAGTGTTGGTAATACTGGAAATTCCTGCATATCGATGGATTTTGTAAGTTAATGGCTTAAAGGCTGCCGGCTCATCGTTATTACCAATTTGCGCTGTTTCATCATCCAAATTAGCAAATGGAGTTACCGACTGACGTGGTTCAATAACTCGTGAACCAGATGGTGCGCTAACTCCTTCCACAGTTACTAATGGCTCCAGCGACGTAAAGGTTTGCTTCAAAGTATTGATGGCCGTTTGGACATCTTCTGGAATTGTCAAGCCAACACCGTTTCCATTGGCATCAAGTCCACTAGACATCAAATTCAAAAACTTTGGATCACCCTTTAAGGCTCCCTTGACAATATTAATAAACTTAGGCTTGTCTTTTGGCGTAACATCTTTTTGACCACCTGCAGCTGGTTTATCAGGCTTTACTAATTTAGCAGTTGCCAGGGCATCATCATATGCACCTTTAGCAAAATCTCGGGTCTTCTTTGCTTTATCAATTGAATCAGCAATTTTAGTTAGATCCTCATCTGAATATTTTTCAGGAGAATCGTTCAGTTCAACTGCCATTTGATTACGCTTTTCTTGAAGGTCCGTTACTTTTTGACCAGCTTCAAGCCAAGCATCGTGCAGCTTATTTAAATCCATAATTTAATTTCCTTCTTTCTTAAATAAAATAGCCAACTTATGTAATCGCAATTGGTCACTAGTTTGGCTATTAGTTTCTTTAGGCTTTTCTTTTACTTTGGTTAACAATGATTTAATTTTACTAATTGCCTGATTACTCAACATAACCGGCGAGAGCATATTAGTAACTTTGGCTGGTTGATCGTCAAACATCATTTCGTCTGCAAATCCTTGTTCAACGGCATCTTTTGCATTGATATAAGTTTCCTTGGCCATCATTTGCATGACTGTTTGCGGATCCAAACCCGTTCGTTGCACATAAACATTTGCAATTGATTGATCAGTCGAGTTCAACCCCTGCAAATCGCTGGATAAATTGTCTGCATTGCCTTGAGATACGGTGGAAGCCCGATGAATCATTAATTGAGCAGTTGGTGAAATCTTAATCGTATCACCCGCCATTGCAATGACGCTTGCTGCGCTGGCAGCTAGTCCGACAATATCAACCTCCACATTGCCAGTATAATTCTTGAACGCGGTATATATTTCAGAACCCGCAAACACATCGCCACCCGGTGAATTAATTTCGGCAACAATATTTTGACCATTTGCAGTGCTTAACGCATCTTTAACTGCGGAAGGAGTAACTGTTGAATAGCCAAAGAATTCATATACTTCAGCATCATCATCACTAGATACAACACCTTTAATTGGTACTGTTGTCATTATCATCACCTCCTTCCACTGCTGAAACTTTCAAATCAGGAAAAACTCCCGCTTGTTTCAGAATTGTTTGTGCTTGTTGTGGCGTTAATGCTGGTGACTGACCAGTACTTAATTTAGTAATATTACTAATTAATTGCTGACGATCAACATCAATAGCCGAATTAATATCCATTTTTATATCAATTCCCAATTTCAACGACAACTCCGATTCAATTGGTCGAATGTATAAGCTCAAACTATTTTGATACAAAGAACGAATCATCTCAATTGATGATTGTTCGTCACCTTGACCATTTAAATAACTATCTGGAACACAAAAAGCCTTGGCAATCTGGGTCTGACTAAACGTGGCATTATTTAATAATTTAGCTATATCCGGATTAATCTGTAAGGAATCAAGCTGAGCAGATTGATCCAAAACAATTGGTCGACCAGCATTCGAACCAGAATTCTGATTCTCAAACGATTTTCTAATATTTTCTTTAGCTTCCGGTTCCAATTTGGCCGCCGGAACCGTAATCGTATAACTAGGCGCAATTGCATTCTTTAAACTGCTCAGTGACAATTGATTACTATAGTTCTGGATGTTAATTTCTTTAGCTAAACTGTTTAGCGGGCTGCTACCAACCAATTCAGTGGCAACTTGTCCGGAAACAAACAATCGGAAATGTAAAACATCGGCAGCTAAATATGTCACCTGCCCTCGGTCATCACCGTAATTAACTGTGTAATAAAGAACATTTTGTTGACTATCTAAAGTAATGCTGACCTGGTAAAACGGGATTAAGGTCAACCCTGCTGGACTTCCATTGCCATTTCGCTGAATTAGAACAAAGGCGTTGCCAGTTAACATCATTTGAGCACTAACTGCTTGCCAAAAATTATAAGCACTCAATAATGTGCTGGGCTGATTTAGCATGTTGCTATATTGATCTGTTTTAAATTCACAGCTGGCCACATCACCTGCAATTCGATTAATCACCGCATAAATATCACTGTTTTGCAGTGCTCCGTCTGCATCCACAGTGTTAGTGGATAACAATGTACCATTTAACATAAATGGTGAATACCCGGTGGTACTAATTGTTTGTGTTTGTTTTGACATAAAATTTTTAAAGGGGTTCAGCATTCAACGCCTCCTTTCACGAAATGACATAGGCTAAAACGATTAAAGCAATCCCGGCCACTACCCAACCTACAATAAAATTAATAAGGCTTGCGGCAACCACAAATGCAATTAACCCAAATAAAAATAATATAAAAGACAGGTTAGTGATTAAACCTGTCCATAGTTGTTTCAGATTCAACTAATCTGCCTCCCTAATAATTTATTCACTACATATATCACCCAACAAGTGTTGAAAATATTAAAAACTAAAATGATCACTGGTAAATAATTCGTTGACCTCCTCATTACTCATTCCATTAAATGGATTCTTTTTATCTTCTTTAAGGCCATGATTAGGATTTTCAAAATAAAAAAGAGCTTGAGACATGGCATCGATAGTAGCATCGGCACAATCAATTTTCGAAGTCAACGCCGTTCGATCAATTTTAATACCATATGGATTAGCCACTGTTACAGCGTTAGCCAAACAGGTCTGCAAAATCGGATCAGCCAACATCTCAATATTTCCCGCAATAAACTGATTTCTCAAAAATACTGTGGGCGAGCTCAAACTAACTGTCCCTTGCTTTAAAGTAATAAAAGGCACTTCCGGCATATTATTATCCAACCAATCAGTAATCGCGCTGGCTTGATAAGGATCATAAATAAAAGCTTTAACTCTCAAATGATGATCGTTAACAAAATCTAAGAACCAACGACCAACAAAATCTTCATCAATTAAACCATAAGAATTTTGCGAAATATCACAAAAGCCTAACTTTTCTGCGTTTGAGTAATTAATTCCATCTTGTTTTTCTTTCACGATAATGGAATTATCTGCTCGGGCTAACGGAACAAATGAATGCTGCAAGATGAAATATTTCTTTTGTTCGCCATTCAAATGTGGGAAAACAAAACTATAAGCTGTATCATCTGAAGCATGTGATAAATCAAAACCCACATAGCAATCTTGATTATCAATTTCGAAGTCAGAAACAACCGATTTTTGGATATCTTCTAATTTCAAATATTTATCTTTAGCAGTCTGCAACCACATATTGAGGTTACGGTTAATGAAATCATTTAGCGTACCGTCTTCCAGCTTAGAATCACGTTCACTAATTAACCCTTTCAGTAGGGTATCATGCTTAGCCGGTAAATCTAGTAATGGATTGCTTTTCACCCATGTTTCTGGATTCTCAACTTCATCTTGATCATCCTGTTGCCAAATTAATGCCAATGTTGAATCTTCAGTCCGGTTAAAATCCTTTTCCATTACCTTAGTGAGTCGTCTGACATCACTATACATCGGGACTTTAGGGTTACTGTATGCCGTACTGATAAAAAATGTTTGCCGGTTACTGGTTTGAACTTGTCCAGAGGTGACTTTAGAAATCACATCTGAATTAAAATTTTCATCCCCGTATTCATCCACAGTGGCAAAGAGGAAATGAAAGGCATCTAATTGTGCACTACCAGCTGTCATTCTTAATATCTGGTTTTGAGTCTTCGTGGACTTTAAAACATCATCATTAATAGCAATATTTTGATCCTTGATCAATTTACGAAAGCCAGGCATTTCTTGTAAACTATTAAAAGTCTGTTTAATGTAACGCCAAGACTTCTTAGACTGCTTATCAACCGGCGCCAAGTAACATAAATCGGCGTTAAACTGGTCACTAGCCTCGACCAAGTAAGCGTAAAGGATCAAGATATTCAATAGATATGACTTACCATTAGTCCGAGCCACTGAAACCATACATCGCTCAAATCGCTTTTGCTTGTCTTCCTTTGTTCGCCATCCCTGAGAAAGACACAAGATTGCTTGTTGCCAAATCATCAATGGTATCGGTTTATTTTGAGAAACATCGGGACACATGCGAGCAAAGTTACAGATATTTCGGCATTTATCCAAATCGTAGTAATATGGAAACTTATCCTCCGTAGATCGTTTTAAATCATTCAAATGTCTAAACGCTGCTAATTTAATTGTTTTGCAGGCTAACTGTTGACCAGTTAATACCCGGTAACAATAAACAGTGGCCGGATCACGGTATTTCCTTTTAATTTCATCAAAATAAACCGATACCATCAAGTCGCTGAAAGATTTTATCCAAGTCAATATTTCTTTGAGTAAAATCGAATTCCTGTACCACTAAAACTCACTTCCCCCATTTAACATCTCTTTGATATTGGGTTCGTCATCATTGTCATCTGAGAGTTGCAGTAATGAGGCTCGTGCAGATGGTGTTAAGCCTAATTCGTGTGCTAAGCTGTTTAATTTTGCCGTAGCAGAATCAATAATTTGTGATGCCGGATTACGTTTCCAGCCTGCGTTGTCTTCATATGTTTCTCCAGTTCGTTGATTGACCACAGTTTTAGAAACTTTGGTGACAACACCATCTGTTTTAATTGAGTCATAGCCTTTCCGCAATAATTGATAGTTAATACAAAACGCTTCAATTGTTCCCTTGTCGGCCTGTTTAACATATCCTGATGCTTGCAAAATTGGTACAAGTTTCGTCCACATTGCTCGCGCATAACTTGACAGATATTTTGGACAACTCTTTTGAATCAAATCCATTCCAGAAGTTTCCGTTATTAGTTTTTGAGTTCTAACTCGCTGATCCTTGCGAGCATGCTTGTCTGTAGTTAGTTTCATTTGTTTTGGCATTTTTTAGTTCACCTCCAAGCAATAAAAAAGAGCCCCCAATAGGGACTCTTTCAATCTGATTCATTTAGACTAATGAATCACAAAAAAATCATTAAACACACTGTTCGAACGTATACACCCTACAATCGTGAAAAAACGTCTAATTATATTAACTTTTAGGAGGGAAATATACATAGTCATTATAGTAGGGTTATTCATATAAGCAATTTGTGAAATGGCGTGCACCCAGTTATAGTAAGCCCATAAAAAAGTTTTGAATTTACAACTTTTAACGTGCGCTACTGCTGGGCGTGCGCTCCCCTAGGCTTTCACCACCCCGGGGGTGTTTAAACATTCACCTAAATTGTATATTTTTTTGTAAGATTCAAACAGTAAGCTTTAAACAATTTTTTCTTTATATCTATATCACCCAGAGGAGGTTGAAAAAATTGTTTTTAATAAGTAAACCTCATCAGAAATATTTATTCCGATTACCTACATGATACCACCTGAAAAACACTTTGTCGTTTCACAAAGACATCTTTTTTTAATTTTGTTGATGAAGATCCCCACCATCCAAGAAACGGTACCTACCCCTGAAATTATTACCATCCAAGCTGGCAGGAGTTTCCTACATCAGGGATGTTTATTTCGTGCGTTCAGATAATACTTTAATCCACCAACGTTTGCTGCAGTGTTTGAGTTGGTTTTGATCGAGTGATTGTTCAATCTTGGTTTTCGTATTATGCGTAGTCGGTGACAAGCACCATAAGTTATCCATGTCTAACCATTTATCAACTGGTAAGACACGTCTAGGCACAATGTGGTCAACAATAATCTTATCGTTTGAGACTGGCAAGCCAGTGACTGCATCTAAATAATAATCTCGTGCAGCAACAAATTGCCGAATCTTTTTCCATTCCTTTGAGTGATAAAACTTATTCGCTGTTTGATCACGATAGTACATATTGTACTCTCGGTTTCGTGCAGACCTGACTGCATGGTTGGGCTTCTGGTGCTGTGTAACGTGCTCACTGCAATACCTTTGCCCCATTGGTATCAATGCTTGACAGCCAACCTCATGACAGATATGTAGCTTCATATAAGCTCACCTGTCCTTCTTTCGGTACGAACTGTTTACTTAATTCCTGCTGTAAATCAATGATTGAATCAATTAATTTGTATTCATCCAGTTTCAATTGATGATCATTAATTAAACCAAACGATTTCCAAACAATGCCTTGGTATTTCATTCCATATACTTTAGTTGCGTAATCGAATATATCATTGAACAAGTCGCTATTGCTGATAAATAAGGTGTGAACTTCGCTGTTTAATGTCATTGGATCAGCGTATTTATTAAGGCAATATTCAAAATCACCTAATACCTTTAGCTTATCTAACGTATCCTGATGATCGAAGACACTTAACTGTTCAGTAAACATTTGTGCATTTGATTTAACGTAAGCTATACGATCATACAATGCATGTTCAAACTTTTTATCAGTCATTGAAAAAATATCCATTGTAGCTATTTTTCCATATTTAAGCAGGCTTTTTACAAACAGTTTGGTTTTATCCGTCGGGAATAATGAAATAACCTTATTCACTAATGAATTCTCAACTGACACTGAATTTTTACAATTTATAGGCGCCAATTGTCCAAGTTCATCAGATTTATCAAAATTCTCTACCAATAACGTCTTGTGACCATAATAATCTTCAACCACATCTTTAGCAGCGTAGGTAATTGCCCATTGCTTATTCTTAAAATCTGGATTGCTATGATCGCTGAATGCCTTAATCAAGGTATTAGCATTGTTATAATTCCAAAAATGAATTCGTCTTAATACTTGCTCAATTAATAGACTAAAAGCATCGTCTTTTGAACAATGAATTGAATAATGAATCCGGTTAATGCCATTTTCAAAGTTTCGGCTCTTAGCAATCGCTTTTACTAAGTTTTCATTTCCCATTTTTTCACCGCCTTTAAACTTGGTTTACTTACAGCTAGACATTGACGATAAGGAGAAACTAATTATTAACGGATTTCTTTGCGTTTATTTCAGAAATTGTCCATCCACAAATGGTTTGATGATGCTGAACAGATTCTTCAACCATCCAGGTTTTGATTGGCAAACCGGTTTCTGCTTTTAAAACTGCTTGAATGCTGCGAAACTCTTTCAGTTTATGAACTTTCCCTTGCTTTTTTATCACATACGTCATATAAATTTCCTCTTCTAATCACATAACTTTACACATACTTATTGTGCACATTTAACAGCTAATTGGCAAGCTTTTATAAGTCTTGTGGTTCTAATTTCATTCCTCCAACAAAAACTAATCGACAATTGGACGGTCGCTCATTTGTATGCTTCCAATTTAATCGTGACCAACTCCCCTTGGAAATAATCTCTGTAAAGTGTTGAATTGGCTGTCACTGGCACCGCGTAAATAATACTCGTTGTTGTTTTAATACCATCTTGATCGGAACCGGCTAAATAACTTCCGTCTTTAAACTGAAATACCTGATAGCTGATTTCAGCTACTTTTTCACTCATTTGTTAGTCCTCCACATTCTCAATGCTTGAATTATTTAACAAATCCTTCAAAAACTCAGCTTCATCCCGTGTAAATTGCTGCGTAATTTCCCCTCGACAAACGCGCGGGTTACGTACTCCACAGATGAAATACCCACCACGATTATCTACTCGTCGAGATACATACTGTTGCCCATTATTTCCAACCATACCATTCATTTTCAAGCGATACATTGGTGCAGACAATTTCACTGTTTCATGATTTAAAATTGCATCTATAACACTGGCTAAATCATCACGGTTAGAAATAGTTTCATCATCGGCATATTTATCAATGAATTTGGCGAATTTAGCTATTCGCTTCCAATCAGAAATATTTTCTGCCATTGTGCTTTGGTACATATCAAACAGTCCCTTATCAGCAATTTTTACTGTCATTTTATTTACCTCCAATAATTTTCAACGCGTCATCTACAGAACGGCAAACACCATATAACACTGGATATTGCTTAATAAACTGCGCAAACCGCTTCTGATCGTCACGCAACTTGCCTCGTTCATTTTTAACTTCAATCAAAATCATTTTTCCACTGTGATGTTCAAAACCGGTAATGTCCGGCCAACCTCTCGGAAATAACATAATTCGTCTGCCATCATCAGTTTTAATCTTGCCAGCATTACTGCGACAAACGGTGCAATCATGTCGAGATAACGCTAAAAGAATTTCTGTTTGAATTTCATGTTCTGATTTAATTTTTAATTACCTCCAAACAATTTGGACGGATAATTGGACGGATGGTAAAAGCTTCCAATCGCTTGCGCATCAACGAATATAGCAAGTTTTTTTTAAACGGACGGATCTTTTCAACAAACCTTTATTTATATATCCTTTTTTACTCTTTTATCTTATATACTTTTATTAATTTATCTGTCCATAGTAGTAAAAAGAGTAATAATACCTAGAGCCACAAGGAATTCTACTTATAAATCATCTGTCCATTATCCGTCCATTTATCTGTCCATCCGTCCAAAAAATTACTTTGCCCAATTCATTCTGGGATCATCTTTAATCTTCAATCCTAAATAAAATCGACCATTACTTTGTTTATATTCAAATTTCTGCTTCATTTCCCGACTAAACTTTTGCTTACTCATAGAGTATTCGGAATTGTCTTTTGCCCAGGATTGGTATTTCTTAAAAAGTTCACCAGCAGGCGCTCGGTAACTATCACTTACCTCACAGCAATCATCTACAAATAAACTAATAACATCCATTTCATCACGATATTGCCGAATAGCACGAGTAACGCTTATTGGTGGATTCAATCCTTCTCGTTGCCATAATAAGCAACCCTCAACAATCCAATTAAGGATTCCCACGGATTCACGTTTCAATTTATCCTTTAAGTTTTTATCAACTTGACCATCTGGTATTTTTACTTTAAAAGGAACTAACATCAATCGTCGCCAAATTCCGTCATCAGTACCACGAATGATTGGTTTATGGTTAGTGGCTAACCACAGCTTAAACTGTGGTTTGAATTCAAATTCCTTACCATATAAGTACCGTGCGGTTACTTTATCACCACCGGTTAATTGTTTAACCAATCCCTCGTCCAATCTCACACCCTCATTAGGTTCGCTTGAGGTAACTAATCGGGCGCTTTCCAACCGAGCAATATCTGAGTTGGCTCCCGATTTATTTTGCCGTACCATAATTGAATCGGCTTGCATTGACTTGGCATAAGTTCCCAGAATATCAGAAATTGTATCGATAAAAATTGATTTACCATTTCGGCCATTTCCATACAGAATAAACATCACTTGTTCCTTGATACTTCCTGTGGCCGAGTATCCAACCGCTTTTTGAATATAATGGATTAATTCCTGATCACCAGCAAAAATTTGATTTAAAAATTCATCCCATTCTGGACAATCAATTTTGTCGGTGTATTCCACACTCGTCTGATGACTGAACATTTTCTTAATGTCGTGGTCTTTTAAGATACCTGAAGTTAAATCAATATAGCCATTAACCGTATTCAATAAAGTTTTATCTTGATCAAACTGCCCATGCAATACCGGAACCCGATGTTGCACTTCACTTATCATGGCTTGCTTGGCAGCATGACTACGCGACTTCTTCAAAAACTTTTCCCAAGCTACTTTAGCCTTTTCAGGATCCACGCCGGCAGCAACATGCAGCTTCTCATTCTTCATATTATCCACGGTCATATCAACGAATTGAGCTGCTTTTCCCTGATCGTCCATTTCCCAATAACTGCCATTATAGAAATACCAGGACTTATCAATATAGGAATATTTGACTAGATTTCCAAAAACATCAATAAATCGATCAGCATTCCCAGTGTCATCCCAACTTCTAGGTGGTAATTTCTTTTTAGGCTTGGATTTTAAGAATTTAAGATCATATTTGTGCAAGGGATGTTGTTGTGGATTAAAGGTTTCCCGAGTTTCATTAATGGATTTATTAAGAAGTGAAACCCCATAAGTGGTTTTTCCGTGCTTTTCATCATATTTCGGTCGCATAAGGCTAGACTTTCGAAATATTTCATCCATTTTGTTAAAGTCGCGACCGGTCCAAAAAGCTAAATCATTCGAAAAGGCTAGATCTGCTTCTGAATGGGAAGTATAGAAGCCCTCCCAACCACCGTGCATAAACATCTTGAAACGTTTACCAGTCCGCGAAAGTTCCGCGCGTTTAATAATTTCATCAACACTTAAATCATTAGGTCGAATTGGTGCTTGATTGGGAAGCTTTATCACATTACTTTCACCAAAATAGTGTTTATAAATAAGTTTCATCACTTGCGGTTGTGGTGTGTTTATTCGATCACTATATGGACCAATGGTTTTCCCAGTTAACGCGAAGAAACGTCCGGACTCATACATTTCAACGTTGCCTTTGCGCCGACGATCACCAGGAATTTTGCCTTTAAAAATAGCATGAATCCCGGTACCGGATAAACTAATCTCCACATAGGATTTAGTCATCGTCAACACATCTTGAACTTCATTTTGTTGATAATCCTGTGCAGCGTATTTCTCCAACTCATCCCCAATATGATCAATGTCTAAACCGACATAACCATTAGCAAAGTAAAACGCGAGACCATCCATTTGATACGTTTTAAGTGCTTTTAAGGCTGTTTGATAATCAGTCCAGGTACTTGGGTCATTCGTGCGTCCAGCCCCACCATTCAATGCATTGTGGGGTATTTTGGTGTACTTATTTCGCTCAGGTTGCCAGATTTTTTGAAACAGGCCCCATTGTTTTAAGGACCGTAATTCATTTGGAATTTTTTCATATGCCACTGTTTACCCTCCTAGAACGGTAACTGATCGTCTGAAATATCAATTGAATCACTAGAACTAGCAAATGGATCATCGGCCTGTGCTGATGCTGGTTGACTACCAGCAAATGGATTTTTACCGTCCTTTTGGTCTTTCCATACATGCTGTACTTGTGGATAATCGCTCTTGCTAAAATTCCAAGGGGCAATCTGATTGATGTCTTTCTTTTCACCGCCATAATCATCAACCGTTTTTTTGACATACACTTTGGCTGGCTTGTTAGCAACTGCTTTAGTAAAATCATTAATTGTATTCAATGGTGTTCCTTCCGGAATTTGAACAGCTTCAAGAATGTATTGGAAACTATCCAAATCGTACTGATTAGTAGTTTTGCGTTTCCAATTGTCCATAAAGACATGACGATTATGGTACTTGGCATTGGTATTTTTTAATCCAGTAACCCCATCTAAATCATTTCGAACGACTAAATCTAATTGCAATGATTCTGCCCCGTTCTTAGTTGCCTTCTCCTGAGCTGACTTAATAATCATCTCGTAATTTCCACTTGGTAAAGCTGAAAAATCTTTGTGTTCATTGTTCTTGTAATTTGCTTGCATAAATGCCATTTTTAAAATTCCTCCATTAGTTAACCATTTTTAGTCGTTTAGCTTGTACATAGGCCCAACCAGCTTTATACCCACGGGCTTTAGCGATTTCTAGTAACTCTTTGTAACTTTGTGCATCTTCCGGCTTTTTTCTTGCCGTCTGGATTTTTGAATAATCAGTAGTCAGTTTAAATTCCCCAACTTTTTCAATACTGGCCGTTTCATCAATTTCCATTCCGTCAGCGTCATATTTAATCTCATTACCACACTGTGGGCAAACACGGCATTGTGTCGGTACCACGGCAAAACAATTTGGACAAGTTTTGACCGGAATTGATTTTGTGTTATTCTGCCGTTTTTTCTTAGGTCGTCCTTCAAGGCTCCATTGTCGTGGAGTATCAGGCAGACCAAAACGGGTATAGTTAGCTGCATGATCAATGATAGTGGCCATTTTATTTGGCAAATATCGCATACAACGCATTGTTGCTTGAATATCAAATACCAAGCTTTCAGTTGGCCGTGCGATTACACAACACGTACACTCTTTGACGTCATATCCTTCATCAACCAATCCAAAGTTACATAGAACAGTGATCTTTCCCTTTCTAAAATCACTCATAATACGTTTTCTTTCGTCACTAGGAGTTTTAGAATCACAATGTTTTGCACTGATACCCGCTTTTCTAAATTCAGCCGCAATTTGTTTGCTATGTTGAGTATCATGAGCATAAACAATGGTTCGCTGTCCAAATGCTTTATCCATCCAAGTTTTAACAATATCGCCATACAGAGTGGGCTTTGCTGAATCACTAACAGATTGATTGGTATAATCGCCAGTGCTTGATTTCTTTAGCTTTTCGTCATTAAACAATGTCACACTGTAGTATTTATATGGGCTTAGTTTTTTGTGTTCAATTAACCACTTAACCGTGGGGCCTTTGACCATAGCAGAATAAATATCGTCAAACCCTGCTCCGTTCATTCGCCACGGACTGCCTGAGAATCCAAGCCTAGGAACATCCGAATAGTATTTAAAAATTTTTAAATATGTTTTTGCCCGACTATGTTGCGATTCATCGCAAATAATTAAGTTTGGTTTAGGCAAGTGATCTAATCGATTAGCAACTTTGCCCACAGTCATAATTGTGCAGTGCATTAAATCAACGTCTTGTTTCTGAAAAGATTGGGTTATTTGATTCACGAGTTCCTGTCTGTGGACGAAAAACATTACCTGCCCACCCTTAGCAACTGTTAATCTGGCAATTTCTGCAATAATAACCGACTTACCACTTCCTGGTGGTGAAACAATTAAAACACCATGATTGCCTTCAGCAAGCTTTTGACGGGTTTCGTCTACTAATCGTTGTTGATAATCAAATAATTTAAATGGCAATACTATTCACCGCCAAACCTAAATAAGTCCTTAGCAGCACACATGGTTCGATTGTCCAAACGATTTTTGGCATAAATCGAGTCATTTCCTTGTAGCATAACGCCACGACCATTAGTCTTGGGATTAATAATCAACCGTCCGACTACATCACATAATCCCAACATTCCATCCATCACACTTTGACGAATTTCGGGTGCATATTGATTAAATTGTTGACCATTTTCAGTGGTAATCTGGCGTTGCGTCTCCCAAGCTGTAGTTAATACATTAACTGGCAACGCATAGATAGCAGTCATTACTCTCGAAAAATAATTAGTCCATTGTGAATAATCCTGCAATTCATTTGAGATGCCATTATGGCTACCCTTACCCTTTTCCACAAACCAATCTTTTTCAAAACTTGATACATTATCAATAACTAAATTGTCGTAACCAACAATCAATTCTGATGCCTGTTCAAGATACTGCTTCATATCTTCTTCAGGACGAGTTCGATCCATTTCATCGACTGTAACGTTGCTAATGCCAGCTAATACTTTAGCGGAGTTATCCAAATCAAAAATTCTAGTTTTACCAGGTAAATATTTAACACAAGTTGTTTTCCCAGTTCCGGGTTTAGCATATAGAATGACTCGCCAATTCAAGGTTCGCTGTAAATCTTTAGCTTCAATCGTCTTCATGATTAAGCACCCACTCTTTGATAACGAATTTGGTTACTATCCATGAAAGCCCTCAACAGTTTCATTTGTGGAATTGTTGCCGTTATTTTTAAAGACACTGAATGGGAAACAACTTCGCCAGTATTGGTATCCAATCGTTTTATCTTTCTGCTGAACTTGATGTGTTTGTGCTTCTGCTGCTTGTGCTTCCAGAGCCTGCTGTTTTTGTTGATTTAGTTTGACCTGATTATCAATTGCTTGAAGCAAATAATTAACATCTTGGCCTTGCTTTAATTGATCAATCCAACCAGCCGGATCGATCTGGTAAGCTTGAGCATATTTGGTAATAGTACTGATACCGGTTTTTAAATCATCGTGTTGCTTTTTAATGTAACCCATCACATCAGCAATTCCTTCGGTTACTTTCTTCTTGGTGGTGGTTTTATTTAACCAAGTAGGATCAATTTCAACCTCGCCTGGTTCCACATGGTAATTAGGTGCCATTTCAGCAATCAAAGCATTAACATGCTTCAAACGAAGCTGACGCTGCTGCTCTTCCAATTCTTTTAGCCCAGCGTCAATTGGGTTAATCGAACTATCCAGGGTCATTTCCAAATCTTTAATTTGATCTGCAAACCGTTGATATGGTTCAGCATATTTTTTTCTAATTTCCTTACGTTTATCATCAAGAGCTTGCTTCAATTTCCGAAGCTCTGCCCGGCTAGACTTTGATTCTTTTTCTGTGGAAGCTGTTACTGCCATTCCTTGATATTTATTGGCATATGCTTCTACAGCTGTTTTTAATTGATCAAAATTATTAATTGTAATCACAGGTAGCTGATAGTCAATCGTGTATTCTGGTAGGGATAATTCATTTGCCATTTATATTTACCTCCATCTTTTAATGTAAATAGTGTCGTTGATCAATTGAATTCTTCATTTCTGCAATCTCTTTGCTTTTAGATTTTGTGATTCTGCCACAGATTAATCTAATTGGTTCGGGATAAATTGGGACTCGTTCCTTCCGCTTCTTCATAAAATCCTTGTCGGTCCCAGTTACGACGTAAGTTGGATACTTTATGCTGAGCTTTCGCATAACGTCGGCACGAGAGACACCAGTTTCTAATATTTGGGAATCCATTACACCAACTGCTTTCCAAAATTTAGTCATTATTCCACCTCGTGATGTAAAATATATTCAGATAGTCGTTGCTTTTCTTTATCTAGGACAAAGAAATATGCCAACAAGCTATGATCGTTTTCCACGGGTGTGCGTCCAATAATCATATTCAAACGTTTGATACGGTTCTGTATTGTTAATGTTTTCATTCTGATGACCCTCCAGGTGTTATAATATTAGTAGTTATAGTTATTAGTTGGTCCACCCATTTACGATAGTGGGCTATTTAGTGCATATAATTAAGGTGGTGAATTTTTATGAATTTTTACAATTGGCTAATGCGATTTAAAGACGTTAGCTTACCAGTTGGTGACGTAGCAAGAGAAATAAGATCTGATAGATCGTTTCCTAAGGGAAATTTAGATTGGAAACATTTAAAAGAATATCTTAAGTCAATTGGTTTTTCAGATTCCAAATTAGAAATTGTTAAAAACGTCTTCAACTATTATTTAGCGGAGAAGAATCGCTAATTAATAAAATCCAGCAATTATTTGGAAGCTTCATATTTTCATGACCTTTCAGTGACATATGAGTTATCATGACAAGATTGAGCTTCTTTTTTTTAGTGACGCCCAGTTGGTATAAAGTATTCAATGACCAGGGCTGCTAAGAACAATAAAACTAGTACTTCCAATGATTCCATTAATCAAATCACTCCTTTTTAATATTTGTAGAATTTTGAATTCAACCCATTAAGGAGGCTAAGTCGTATGATTCATCAAATTTTTGCTATTCGATTACGAACTTATTCCAAGGGAAAGCAAGCATCACCAGAAAATATTGATTTAATAAAACTGGCCAGCGGGAAAATTGAACTTATTCAAGCCACAGCAGCCAATATTATTCGTGGTGATCACTACTTTTACATTCTCGGTAATGGTACCTATGAAATCACTTATGATTACAATCATGACAATGCTTTATATATTAAAACCAAGAATTCCTCAAATCGTCACGATCGATTATTAGATTTGCCAAGAATTTAATGTTTTTACCAATTGAATTCGCTCCAATGATCCTCCAGGAACTGTTGCATTTTGGTAGCTTTAAACAACCAGGGACTACCTTTACTGCCACGATGGACTAAATATCTATCATCCATTAAGGCTTGCATTTCCCGTGAATATTTTGGATTTTCCAAGAAATTTTCTTTTAACCATTGTGGTGATTTGTTCCCACACCATTTACGAAGATCGTTTAAATTCCAAGTCCGTCCAAATGTTGATTCCCGTTTTAACTTTTGGTAATCTTCCTTATTTATCAATTCAAAATTATCAGGAATTTGAATTGATACTTTAGCACTAATGACTTGAGACATTTTGTCACTTCCTTTAGTTGTATACTTGATTTATTCCAATTAATCGAGGTGAACTCTATGAATACTGTGGTAATTACCACAAAGTCTCATGATTCAATTTTCTTTAAATGATGCTAACGGAGAAGTCAAATTTATTGGTGATACAATCTTTAGCATTGACCGAAGAGACATCATGAGTGTCTTATTCAAGTAACAATCTATAAAGTTCAGAAATGGTTGCAGCCATTTCTGGACTTTTATTTTTTTCGCTCAATAGTTCCAATAAATATTCTCGTACTGCATTATGAAGTTTCTGATCCATTTAATTCACTTCCAATTTTGGCTTAGTTGTATACTTGATTTATCCCAATTAATTGAGGTGATAACGATGAAACTTAACCAGGACTGTGTTCGAGATATTATGCTGTTTATTGAGAAGAATGTTACATTTGGCATGTTTTTGCATTTGAATGATTTTATCGAATCATCAGATTTAAAGAAATACGATTCTAAAACAATTAAATACACACTTGGAAAGCTGGATGAAACTAAATTTCTTCACTCAAAGGCAACATGGATTGATAACAACCTCGTTATGTTTTCAACTGGCATGCTTACCTGGGACGGCCACAAATTCTTAGACACTATTAGAGACAGCAAAGTTTGGTCAACTACAAAGAGCGTTACTGAAAAGCTAGCTTCGGTTTCCATGTCCATGATTGAAAGCATCTCAGCACAAGTGATTTCAAACATCATTAAAAGTCAGATGATTAAGAACGGTTTTTAACGATAAAGTTCTCCTCATTGACACGAACAAATAATTCTTTAGAAGCCCATTTTTTTGGAATGATGGTTTCTTTTTCTTGTCGATTCAACCAAAGGACTAGTTGTAAGTCACTCGTTGATCCTGTTGCAAGTGGAACATTATTTCCTTGATTGTCATGGCAAAAATAAATATAATCGTGCTTCAAGATTAATTCTCCTATGGTATTTATTGGCGTATGATTAAATATTCATCATCTGTCGTCTATGAATTGCATTTTTTGAGTTTTTACGTAAGGCTTCCGTGTTATTTGCAATAACACGGAGGTCTTTTTCGATTGCCCACAAAACGTGGATTAATTGCTTTAATGTTTTAATCATCTTTCTCACTTCCTTTTGATAAGATCTGACGTGGATTAATTAATCGTCGTTTTTGTTGTCTTCAATTTCTACGTTCTTCACTCCATAAGCGATAAACTTATTAACTACCGCTGTGACAGTTAATCCAGTTTCGTGCTTAATGTCCATTAACTGGTTATACAAATCGGTGTTAATGCTAATCAATCGTGATACTCGTGGTTCTGGTGCTTTCTTTTCTAAAACTAAACGTGGTTTTGCCATTTTTTATTACTTCCTTCTATTATTTACTGACGTATAATTTAATTAATTCGAAAATTGTGACAAACGATGAATTTGATGAAAAATACGCTGAATTTTTAAACAAGTTTGACAACATGTTTGATGATGAAGAGAACATTGAGCGGATACGTGAAGATGCCAAAAATGGCAATCCCAACGACGACTGGACGAACAAAATGTTTAAATTTATTCAGCAGTATGAGAATGAACGAACTAACAATTTGGTTCGTATAGCTCTGAAAGAATTTTTGATAAAAGATTAAATGCTCTTTTACGCGATTCTTTTGTCATTGGCACGATTTTTTCCTTATTGCACTCCTTGCTACCACAAATGGCACGGGGTGTTTTTTCTGCGTCTTGGTTCACTTTATTCACCTCCTTTCATCATTAAGGTAACCCTGAGCCTAGCACAGCGCGCCTTAAAGAACTGTGAAGGTGCAACGCATAGATGGTGACTGACATCAATAATCCATCCACGAGCGCCCAACATCCTACTTAGGATGAAAAGATATGCTGAGCTAGTTAAAAATAACTAGAAATCAAAGATAAAAACTTTGATGATAACATCTCTGGATTCATTCGGAATTCCTGAATCACTTAAGAAGGCAATGGATGGTACACAAGGACTTCGTAATTTAGCACCTAAGTCTAAGTTGGCTGATCTCTACAAGAACCAAGGTGATGCTATGAAAGATATTCAAAGTTATGAAAAGAATCTTCGTGGCGCATGGAAGAACCGAAAGGGTAAATAAACAATGCTAGTCATTCTTCGGAATGGCTTTTTTATTCCAATCCACATCTGTTATTTCGTCCATTTAACTCACCTCCTTTCTATGCTGGCTGTGTGGACGGATCCGGACTAAATAAAAACTTGATCGTTACTCTGAAAAGCTAATTCAAGATCAGTCACGTTCGGTGTCTTTTAGGACACTAGTTCAGCAAAAAAAATATCCATTACGTCTTCGGAATTTAAATCTAATACTTTAGAAAGAGCCATTATCTCATCTGCTTTAAATGGGCGAATATCTCTTAAGCCTTTATAGAAAGTGGAATTAGACATTGAAACTCCCATATTGTTTACAGATTTAATAACATCTGAAACTCTCTTTCCTTTGAGCTTAATGGCAGCCAATAGTTTATCTTTATTCATGTAATCATCTCCTTTGTTTCCTTTAGGACACTTTTAATTAAAACACCTGTCATTTTCTTTGTCAATAGAAAAATGTCTTTATTTGCATTTAATATGCGTAAAAAAATATTATGTGTATTTTAAGACACTTTTGTGATACTATTATTGTATAGGAGTGATGAACTTTGTCTATTAATTTAAGAAATAGAAGAAAAGAATTAAATTTAACATTGGAAGAAGTTGGAAAAATGGTTGGTGTTGGTAAATCAACTATTAGAAAATGGGAAACTGGATATATCGAGAACATGAAAAGAGATAAAATTATTGCACTCTCAAAAGCACTTAAAGTAAGTCCAATGGATATAATTGATCCCAATAAAGAAATTTCGAATCCCATGATTGATAAAATTGAAGAAATATCAATTCAACTCCACCCTTCTCGCCAAAAGAAAGTTTACAATTATGCCAGTGACCAATTAGACGAACAGAATAACGAAAAAGTAACTTCAATGTTTAACCACAAACCGCTGGTTGATATTCCTTACGGTCGTTCAACTGCTGCCGGTTCCCCTATTAATGGTGAGGATCAAGATACCCAATTAATCCATAAAATGATTGCCGGCGAAAAAGTTCCTGCCGGTGCAGATGAATTAATTACTGTGGATGGTGATTCAATGGAACCGCTCTTAAAAAAGGGTAGTCAGGTGTTCATTCACTATCAACCAGAGGTTGAGAATGGTGAAATTGCGATCGTCCACATTCGTGATGTTGGTGTTACTTGTAAAAAGTTTTATGTAAATGAGGATAATACCGTTACCTTAAAATCAATTAACAAGGCATACGATGACATGGTGTTTGATTGTGATGAAGTTAATGTAATTGGTAAAGTGATCTTATGAGCTCCCAAACGTGGGGGCTTCATTTAAGGTTTTAAAAGAACATATGTTTCGACTAACTAGGTGGTTTACTTAGGTTCGAGTCCTAAATAGTCAATTAACTAATTTTAAGGAGGATTTTCAAATGGATACTGAAGAATTAAGGGAGTATTTAAAAGAAAATAGCAATGTCGAAAATTTATTTACTAGCAAATGTTTACAATATTTGACCGAAAAAAATAACCAACGTTCTCTGGATAAACGTTGGCAACAGGAAAGAATCGATCGTGAAGCAGCTAATATGTATTACAAATTTTTGGTAAATATCCACGATAAGATCAGCAGTAATTTTAAGGGACTTGCTAAGCATGATCCTAATAAATGGCGACACTTTATTTCAGTTAATGAGACATTGGATCAACTAGAAGAATCTGTTGTTGAGCTAGATTTTGAATAGAAAGGCTAATACACAAGCTTTGCAGCAAACAATAATTATACACAGTAAACTTTTTCAGGTTGGTACTGTAAGGTATCAATCTTTTTGCATGCAAACAAAAAAGCACCACCTTTCGGTGATGCTCAAAAGTCGCCATCAATACGATTTGACTTTGACCCTTTAATTGTCAATGATGCAAAAACTAAAGAGACCTCGGAAGTATAATTTCCGAAGTCTCTTTGGGTGATTCTTAAGCAATTAATTTAAAACAATATGTATAGTAAAAAGACCCGAGAATAAACTCGAGTCTTTTCACTTAACTCATTACCAGTTTCGACTTCCCGAAGCAGATATTAATTCACTTTAAGCAAATGGATTAACAGTGTTTGAAGTAGTCTTAGTTGGGTAAGTTACAGTAGCAGCGTTACCGTTGTTAAAGTTGTAAATTACGTTTACTTTACCAGTACCAAATGTTCCGTTAGTAGCATTTGCGGCAGTAAATGTAAATTGCTTGAATGAACTTGCTGTACCATCAGAGGCAATAACTGGGAATACACCAGACTTCAATGTGTTCAAGTTAGCGTGCTTGCTGAGGTAAGTCATAACATCACTTGCGCTATAAGTTGCACCTTGTGCACCTGAGAACAAGTCATTAGCAGTCAAACCAGTAGGAGCTACAAAACTAGCAGCAGCTTGAGTTTCCAAAGCAGTTTGAAGATCATTCAAACGAGCAGTCTTTTTATCACCAATAGCTGCACCTACATAATCACTTACAGCAGTCCGGAATTCAGTACCATTAAACGTACCATCATCTTTTACAAAGCCATCTTTAGGAACAACGAACTTACCATTCGTACCATTTGCAGTTGTAACAGAATCAGCTACGAAGCCATTAGCAGTTGAAGGTTTAACAGTTAAAGTAGCAAATGGCATTACTGAAGCATTCTTAGTAGACGTGATAGCAGCAGCTTTTGTCCCAAATGCAGAATCAGCAGTCAATGAATTGGTTGCCGTGTCGTTTACATATGGAGTCAAGCCTTGATATACTGTTGCACCCTTAGTCAAGGTAATAGTAGTAGATTCACCTAACTTAGCTTGTGCTACAAGTGAAGCATTAGCAGCGTTTGAAAGATCGAATGAGTAACCAGTACCACTCAAGGCATTATCAATAGCAGTCTTAAGAGGAGTTTGGTCAGCAGAGTTCAAAGTCCAACCGTAAACCACCAGTAGTTTTGTTTTGAGTTAATGAACCAAGGTTGTCACCCTTCTTAGCAGCGCCAAGCTTAGTGTAATCAACGGACTTGATAGTCTTGCCAGATGCGTCAGTGAAGTTCAAACGAACTGCAGTGTCAGCAACTGGAGTTTGGGCAGGAGTTTGGTCAGTAGCAGTAAGAGCTGAGTACTTGATCCAGCCGTTAATCTTTTGACCGTTGGTAGCGTTAGTGTCAGCAATCTTTACCCAAAGGTCGCCTTCACGGGTACGGGTCGTTTGGTCCGTAACTTTGAAGGTATCGTTAGCGTAAGGAGTAGCATCAGTAACGGTACGGCCCTTCTTGTATTCAGTCCATGCAGGATATGAATAAGTAGTCGCAGTACCATCGTTAGCAGTACCAGCCTTAGTAATCTTGTAAGTAGCATTCTTTTGAGCATCAGTCAAAGCAGTAGTTTGATTTGATGGAGTCTGGAATGAAGCAGAAGTTGCTGAAGCTGATGAGCTGTTAGAAGCAGTTGCTGAAGTAGTACCAGCAACGTCAGTAGTAGTGCTGTATTTAGCAATACCACCAGCGAATGTAGAAGTACTCTTACCACCATAGATCCAGCCACGGTAAGTCTTATCGAATGATACGACCTTGTAGTAAACAGATCCACGGTTAGTAGTAGCAACACGATATGCGCGCCAGTTCTTTTGACCAGTCTTGTTGTCCTTAAGGCCAACTAAAGTGGTCTTAGAAGCAACAGTTTTGGCACCTTTCAAAGTACCAGCCTTGGTGTACAATGCGTTTGTACCATTAACGTTAACGTTACGAGTAGTAGCATCAGTTGTCAAAGCTTTGTTTGATGTAACTTTGGCATATGACTTTGCGCTAGCATTTGTGCTAGTAGTACCAGCAACAGCTACGAATGATAATGCAGCTACGCCAGCAAAAAGAGTCTTTTTCAATGACTTCTTCATGTATAAATTCCTCCTAAAAAATTTGTTTTTCAAGCTATCTAGGCATGCAAAACACATACCTCAACTAACTTGCTGTAAATAGTATAACATAATCAAAGTTGAATGCAAAAGAAAATAGTACTTGTAAGGTTTTTAACATTTTTCTGTAATCTATATGCCACGATTATTAATAAATGATCGCTCTATTAAGTAGATTCCCCACTATGTGTTAGTATATTACCCAAAGGAGAATAATAATGCCATCAATACGTAAGCATGGTCATGGATACCAAGTAAGATACTACTATTATGATGCCAATGGTCAGGAACATGAGAAAACTAAGAGCGGCTTTAGAACTAAATCAGCTGCAAAACTATTTGCGAGTCAATTAGAAATCGATATCCACAATGGTTTGGATCTCGTTCCTAAAGATCCTAAGTTTGCTGACTATTTTGACTATTTTTATCACACGTACAAAGAGCCTAAGATTGAAAATCAGACTAAGAATCGCTATAAAATAACTAGTCGAGTATTACATAATTATTTCAGTGATGTTACTTTAAAAAGTATTGACCGACCACAATATCAAGCATTTATTAACTTCTATGGTCATTCTCATGCAAAAGATACTGTTTATAAAGTTAATTCACTAATTAGAGCAACCGTTCAAAATGCCATTCTTGACGATCTGATTCATAAAGATTTCACCCAGCGAGTCAGTCTTATTTATGATAAGTCACGTGATAAGCATGTGGAATACCTCAACGTGGCTGAGATTAAGCGTCTCATCGCTTATTTGGAGAATCACTTAAACTATCACTTTACCTCCACTTTTATGATCCTGACGGCCGTTTTAACTGGTGCTCGCTTGGGGGAAATTCAAGCATTAACTTGGAATGACGTTAATTTTAATTTTAAAACGATTAGCATTACTAAATCTTGGAATTCATCCGAAGGCGGTGGATTCAAAGATACCAAGACGGCTGGTTCAAATCGAATCATTGCAGTTAATGACGAATTGCTGAAATCCTTAAAGATCTTGAAGGATCACAATAATGGAGAACTAATTTTTGTCAATCAATATAAATCCATTCCATCATCCTCTGCCGTTAATAAAAAGTTGCGTTCTATACTAAAAGACTTAGGGATTCAAAAACAGGGCTTCCACTTTCATTCTTTACGACACTCACATGTAGCTTACCTACTATCTCGAGGAATTGATATTTACATCATTTCGAAGCGTTTAGGCCATGCTAACGTATCCACAACAACAAAGATTTATTCCTATTTAATGGATGAATATAAAGCAAAAAACGATCAACAGATTCGTGAAGAGTTAGATAACCTTTCCTCTCATGATAAAACTATACCAATCAAGCGAAACCTTTAATAAGGTTCCGTTTTTATTTTGTTATTTTACTCTGTATCAGGTTAAACTTCTTCTGCCCGTTTGGCCGTTATTTGCCCGTTATTGTTTATATTTTAGTACTTTCTAGTACGTTTTTATAAATTAAAAAAATTAGGAATGCCTATTTAACAGCATTCCTAATTTTAATATTTCTTCTAATTTGTATAATTATGCCGACTGCAGGAGTCGAACCTGTGACCCTCGGTTTACGATACCGATGCTCTACCAACTGAGCTAAGTCGGCATTACTTTGTACACAAAAGTGCTAACAACTGAGTTAGCACTTCATGACAAAGCTCCGGCAGGCGGGCTCGAACCGTCGACAACC